GACGGTCGTGTTGCCTGAATTCCAAGGGTTGGGCTTGGGCGTGCGCATATCGGACGCTATGGGCGTCATGGTGAGGGCGGAGGGGGGTAGGTACTTCAGTAAGTCATCGTCCCCTCGTTTGGGTGAGTACCGCAACAACTCGCCATTGTGGAAGCCCACCAGTAAAAATCAAAAGGTTAGGGGTGACTCTAAAAGTCAAAAGAGTTGGACAAATGAAAACTACAGGCTGTCTCATGCCGAGAGACTGTGCTACAGCCATGAGTTTGTGGGGTAGGGAAAGCACTTAGTCGAAAGTTGTTTACAGCCCCCACTTTGTTTATGCTAGAATTACACTAAGCACTGAAATTCTCGGTGTTACAACAGCGAAGGAAAGCGAAATGGAATATCAGTACAACGATGGAGGCCGAGAGGCCGCAGGCTACAAAGGCACAGCAGGTGACTGCGTGGCTCGTTCAATTGCAATCGCCTCTGGCCTGCCATACGCAGAGGTCTATGCGGCTCTTGCCAAAGGCGAGGGGAGTCAAAAGGCAGGCAAGCGTGGTAAGCGCTCTGCATCCGCCCGTAGTGGCATCAGCGTGACGCGCAAGTGGTTCAAGGACTACATGGCCTCGATTGGTTTTGCATGGACTCCCACGATGGGCATCGGCACAGGTTGCAAGGTTCATTTGCACGATGGCGAATTGCCAATGGGTAACTTGGTGGTGTCGGTTAGCAAGCATTACACCGCTGTGGTCGATGGCGTGATAAACGACACATGGAACCCTCAGAGAGAGACCTACGAGGTGAACGCAGACGGCACAAGACACGTCTCCCGTAGGTGCGTCTATGGGTACTGGACAAAACAATAAAGCGAAGGGGGGCGAAAGCCCCCTGATAACCGAATCAAAAGCGAAAGGAAATAAAATGTCATACCTAGCAGAGATTGAAACCCGTGTTGCAGGCATCCCTTGCATCATTGGCGTGACCCACTTCGAGAGCGTGCGTGGCTCGTTCAGTTACCACGCCGCCAGCGACTGGGACTACCACGGGTACACCGAGAGCGAGTGGGTGGTGTGTGACCGCCGTGGACGCCCAGCCCCTTGGTTGGAGCGCAAGCTGACCGACAAGGACACAAGCCGCATTGAGTCCGAGATTGCAGAACAACTCAACGATTAAGGGGAACACTATGACAACAGACGAATTGCAAACCCGCATCATCACCCGTGACTACAACCGCGTCGCATTCGTGGATCACTACGACGACGGCGAGGTGTGGCTCTCAATCCAAGTGCCCGGTGGCGGTGCCAACTGCGTGCTGAGTCACGAGCAGGCCCGCGAGATGATCGCCGCCTTGAACCGCGTGCTGGAGGCTGCATGAAATTAGCGGCCATCACTGTGGCCCTGTTCTGTGGCCTCTACGCCCTTTTCTTTGCGGTGGCTATGGCTACCCACCAGCCAGCCCCTCAAGTGGCCCCAGAGGCCCAGCCCAGCAACTGGCGGATGATGACGTGAGGGGCTTGCAATTGTTTGCCCTGTGGGTATACTCGGTATATCAAAAAAGCGAACGTGTAGCGAACCTACAGCGAACCTTAACCGACTCGGTTCATCAAGGGGTGGTGCCCCTCTACCAACACCGAAGACCCATCACGAGTGGGTCTTCTTATTTACGGGTGGAAGTGGTATAATTTCACATACAAAAGACAAAATAAATTGAAGAACGAACATGGCAACAGCACAAAGAATTTATCTCGTCGGCACACCCGAAGGGAAGACCCGCCTGATCAAGGCCAGCCTGCGACAGCAAGCCCTGAGTCACGTCGCCAATACCATGCTGACCGTTCGCGTGGCATCGCAAGATGACCTCGTCAAAGAACTCGGCAAGGGAACAGCAGTGGAGCAGTACAGCCCGCCCGAGCAGCAAGAGTTGATCGAGCATAGCGAGTCACCAGCGAACTGATAGCGAATCGGTTTCCACATAAGTGGAGCCAAGACGCATGGGACGAATGAGGTCGGCGCGAGATTCGCCGTTCAAGCCTGAAGGCTGTGGGTTCGACACCCACCATCCCAGCCGTGTTGGTGGAAAGGAAAGTAAACGGAGCATGGGCAAGTCGAGACACGTCTGAAACGCTGACTGGATACCGCACCGACCACTGACAACCTATAGCGCCCCGAAAGCGATTCGTTTACACTGACGACATTCGTTCATTCACATGGGGATTACGGGTTATGCCAGAAACCAGCAAGAAGGGGCCTAAGAAGCCCGCCAAGACACCGAAGGCCAAGACACAGGCCCAAGGTACCACTGCGCCCGCAAAGAAGCCTGTAGCCCCGCAAATATCAAGACCTGCACACAGGCCAGTAGAGTACACAGAAGAGATAGCAGAAGAGGTGTGCTGGAGACTCGCTCACGGAGAGTCACTTGTGTCAATCTGTAGTAGTGACCACCTCCCACACTGCGCGACGATTTATCGGTGGTTGATTCGCTTCCCCATCTTCTGCGAGATGTACGCACGCGCACGCGAAGACCAAGCCGACACCAACGCTGACGAAATCCTTGCCATCGCTGACGAGATGCCTCCTGAGTACACTGACAAGGACGGTCGCACCTCCCTTGACCAGACCTACCTAGCGTGGCAGAGGCAGCGCATTGAGGCCCGCAAGTGGACGTCAGCCAAGCTGAAGCCCCGTAAGTATGGCGACCGGGTGGCTGTCGAAGGCGTGGAGGGTGGAGCGGCCATCAAGACCGAAGATTCCAGCGCCAGCAAGTTCTTGGACATCATCAAGAACATGGAGATGACCAAGCGTGCTGGTCAATAAGTATTCATTGCGCACCCTTGTGGTGTCGAAAAACACGGGGTTATACGCCTCGTGTCTGGCCTGAGTACTACTTGTGTTAGCAGAACTGCTCGAAGACCCGGAAACGCAGGCGGAGTTCAACGCCCAGCAGGAGCATGACCGCATCGCGCAGATCGCCCACGCAAAATGGGTGGCAAGCGCTCACCGCTACCAAATACCGCCACCGCTCGAGATGGACTACACGGTCTGGATGATGCTGGCGGGGCGAGGGGCTGGGAAGACCCGCAGTGCAGCCGAGGCGCTGTGGTGGTGGGCATGGAGCCACCCGGGCTGTCGCTGCCTCGTGTTGGCCCCTACGTCCAACGACATCAAGTTCACCTGCTTCGAGGGTCAGTCTGGCCTGCTGGCCTGCATACCCGCCGAACTCGTGGTGGACTACAACAAGCAAGACCATCAAATCAAATTGAGCAACGGCTCGATCATCAGGGGTATCAGCGGCGACTCATACGAGCGTCTGCGTGGCCCACAGTTTCACTTCGCATGGTGCGACGAACTCGCAGCGTTTCAGTATCTTGGCCCCGGCGAAGCGTGGGACATGATGACTATGGGCCTGCGTCTGGGTGACAAGCCCCGGGTCATCGTGACGACGACACCGCGCCCCAAGGACTTGATCGTCGAGTTGATCGGGCGCGAAGGTGAGGACGTGGTGATCGACCGCGCCTCGACGTATGAGAACGAGGCCAACCTTGCCTCATCCTTCAGGCAGCAGTTGGAGCAGTACAAGGGCAGCAAGCTGTATGAGCAGGAGGTGATGGGCCAACTGGTCGACCTCGAGGACGGCAAGGTGGTCAGCCGCTCCATGTTCAAGATGTACCCAGCCGAGCGGCCACTACCCAAGTTCGAGTACATCGTCATGTCGCTGGACTGCGCCTACACCGACAAGACCTACAACGACCCGACAGCGTCAACCACATGGGGTGTGTTCAAGCCGACCGACGGGCCAATGTCTGTCCTGCTGATCGACTGCTGGGCTGAACACCTGACCTTCCCCGACCTCAAGCCCAAGGTGCTGGATGAGTGGCGCAATTCCTACGGCGAAGGCAAGGATGCCAAGCGCCCTGACCTGATCCTGATCGAGGCCAAGGCGTCGGGCCTGTCACTGGTGCAGGAGTTGCAATCGATGCACCTGCCTGTGCGTGCGTGGAACCCGGGCAACGCTGACAAGATGACCCGCCTCCAGATCACCGCGTCCATCTTTGCGACCGGGCGCGTCTGGTTGCCTGAGTCGTCTGTCCACAAGGGCTACGTCAAGGACTGGGCCGAAGGGTTCCTGTCGCAGATATGCGCCTTCCCTGATGCCGCGCATGATGACTACGTCGACTCAGCAACGCAGGCGATGCGTCTGCTCAAGGACATGGGTTTCCTCGACATAAACCCTGACCCTCGGTATGATGATGAAGATGACTACTATGACGCGCAACCTAAGCGCGTGAATCCATATGCGGAATGACCATGGCTGACTTCAAAAAACTTGGCAAGGGACTGACCAGTGCGATCAAGCAGGCAGAGGTGTCTGCGGCATCTAAGCTGAAGGGCACGCAGGACGTTCTACCCAAAGCGGAGCGCGAGGCCAACCTTCAGAAGTTCCTTGAGCCAAGCAAAGCGCCCATGCGCCTGTACCACGGCACGAACGCGACCGAAGGCGGCAAAGGTACTGAGGCCATCCGTCGCATCAAGCCAAGCAAAGAGGGCGCACTTGGCTCTGGTATATACACAACCCCTAACACCGCACACGCAAGCAGTTACACGGGCATTCCTAATGACGAGGCGCTTGAGATGATGCGTCTGGGTGGTGACTACAGCAAGAAG